CCTTCTGTGATGACAATTCGTTTACCACTTGTTGGAAATAAATGCTGTCCGAACAGAGTGCTTGTAGCTGTGCCTTCGTAGTGGAACTCTTTTTTCTTTGATTTGATTTTAAAGCCGACAGCTCTGCCGCTCTCGTCATGATAAGGAAACCTAAGTGTGTTGCCGTATCTGTATATTCTGTAAAAAGAGTTTGTAGCTTCGCTAATTCGTCTTTTGTGCAGCTGTTCAGCTGATCCGAGGAACTGTACTCTTTCATTATTCATCTGTGTATGGGTGTGTGTCCAGCCTTCTGCTGGTGTGTATGTGTTACACGAAAAGCAAAACTTGTGACCATCAGAGTAAACTGAGTTAGCATCTGACGAGCCACAGTTAGGACAGGGTTCGTGTGCCACAAATTCGCTTTCTTCGTTCATATTAACCAATCTATGGGGATTGCGTGTGCACTTGCCCACTTGATGCCATGCTTCTCACACCATTGGGCATAGGTTGTTTTGGATTTCTTGCTGATCTTATTGAAAGGGGCTTGAAATACCATACGTAAATCAATGTCGGGATTGTCTCGCATGACCGCCTTGATCTTACGTCTATCTTCTGAATCCCAGTAACCCTTAGTCTCTAGCATTACACCATTGACTAAGCAAAAGTCTGGGTTGTAGTGGTGCTGTATGGTATAAGCAACCTGTTGGTTCTCATACTCATACTTAGCACCTACCTTATCCAGAATATCTGCGACACTCTGTTCGAGCTTAGACCTAAAAGTCTTCTTCTTCTTCGTCATCAGGTACTGGTGCAGTAGTTACTGGCTTAGGTTCAGTAGTTCTGAAGCCTTCAGTAGTACCGAACATGTCGGCTACTGCTGCTTCATCCATGCTGTCTGTATCAACAGCTGCTCCTTCACCTACAGCAACAACTTGTACGCCAAGCAGTTTAAGAGAACTTCCATAGGTAACGCCATCCCTGAGTATGTATGGCTTCTGAAAGAAACCAAGCTTAACTGTAGATCCGCCATATAGAGGTGTCTTCTTATCTGTGATCGGTGTACCCTCAGTGTCGACTACACCGGGTCTCTTGTCCTCTCCCCACGAGAACTTAATTTTGTATTTACCTTCAGCTACCTCTTCCCATGGTGTTGGCTTGAGTGTAGCTCTCTTTGGGTTTTTCAACTTGGACTGTGCCCATGTAAGGACAGCTTGTCTCTCCAGTTCAAGTGCGTCGATTACGTCTTCGTCAACAATAGCAGCGAGTGAGTAACCGAACTTTCCGGGTTCAAGTATGGCTTGGAAGCCTTCTAGTTTTATCTCGTCAGTCACGTGGACGTTTTTAGGCATTTGCGGTCTCCTTTGTAGGGGTAATAAGTTTTTGTACCTCGTTCTTTTTTGTTTCAAGGTATTTGATTCTTGCGTCGATTGCTTCGACTTGCTCTTTGTATTGAGCTTGTTGTGCTTTCTCTAAATCCTCTTTAGCTACAACGTAGATCTCTGTTGGTGCAAAGAAACTACTAAATATACTGTCAGAAGATGAGAAAAAAGGATTGTAAATCATAGTTAACAGAAAAAATAAGTGGATTCTATAACCGTCTCAGGTTGTAAGTCGCCAATAATAGGCGGGGCTGTCTCTGCTCCGATCTGTCGGGCAAAGTCAATGAGATAGTCATGTTCTGCAAAGAGAATCATGTACTTCTCCCTTATTATAGCAGATAGTTTATCCATGTCGCAACATCTGCTTAACACACTGTCATGAATTAGTGCGATTGGTTCATCAAAACTACGCACAGCGAGGTGTAAGAGAGATGCGTCGAGACTATGTATCAGGTTGGGTGCAGTGGCTGCCTTGTGCCTACTGAGATCGACGTCATTTGTCTCATCTGTAGCAACACTAAGTTGACATCTGCCGAGAAGTTGTAGGTCTAGACGTTCTACTTTCTTCTTCATAATCCGTTGCTTAACAACGAAGCCTGATGGTGTTGTCCATTCAACGTAGTCTGCTCCACGCTTGATAGACTTAGACACCTCTGTCTCGATCCATTTCATAACTGACATTGGCCCGGGCACGATCATGTGCATGGCTTCACGTACAGCTTTGACAATGGAGGTTAGCTCATCCTTATCTACCTCGACCCCTTTTTCAAGTAATGCTTCTTTAATATAGGATCGGTTGGAAAAAGGTTTTGCATTGTATGGTATAGTCATAACGGTACGTTTGACACACTTTCTATCCCATACAGGGTGTACACTGGTTGGAATCCCTAAGCTTAGTGCTGTCTCTGCCACTTTAGCGTAAGCATCTTGTGGCTTATCAGAGGGGACGACGTTGACCAGTGTAGCTGTGGACTTATCCCGAGCCAGACCAGCAAGTATTTGCAAGCCTGAGCATGTAGCGTCGGTAGCCACAGGTAGTGATGTAGTATGTCTATCACGCTTGATGCAGCAATGGTAGTACTCATCACAGGCAGCTAGAAACTGCCATGGTTCTTCCGCACCTTCCCACTCGCCAATAAAAGCAATGGGATTGGTTGCGACAGCTGAGACAAGTGAGACATTATCTCTTGTCCACTCAAGTCTCTCTTCCATAGTAGCTTTGTCAAGACCATAGCTGGTAGCTACTTGGAAGGCAAGCCATTTCTCAGACACATCATCTGCTTCATCAGCAAACTGTAACAAACTTTTTCCAAAGTCTGTGTCTTGTGGTGTAAGAAAGGCAGGGATAGGGTATGCACGACCACGGTAGTCGAAAGACCAAGGTATATAAAACACCTCATTCTCATAACGACGTACCGCTTCCATGGTCATGCGGGTGCGACAGGATCTCTTGAACTCTGCTGCTCGCTTATTCATTACCTCTGCCGCTTCCCTACGATACCTCTTACGGGATTCTTTGTTATCTGCTATGTCGTATGGCTTTGGTGGCAGTTCGTAATTTATGATGGGAAGAAACTTACCTATACTTATACCTCTCTCTTCTAACAACTTTGCGGTCTTTACTATAAATGGGTTTAGCCGGTATTTGACCTGTTGTATTTTGTTGAGAAAAGCTATAGGTATTTCCCCCTGTATACGGGAGGGATCGCCCCTTCTAACCAAGTCGTGACCTTGCATTAGCTCATTTAACATGTAACCGCCGGGTGTATCATTAGTCCAGTCCTTCGGAGGTATTAACATAGGCCACGCAAGCGGTGAAAAAACCTCTGCATTTGCCATCACCTCGTCTTTGATGTCCATAAACTCAGCAGTTGGTGCTATAAATACTGTAGTCTTACGACCTGTACGCATACGCTGCTTGTAAAACCAACCACTTGCTTGCATGATACAGTCAAGTAGCCATGCACCTAGCTTGATACGTATGCTTCTACCCCAAGGTGTCCATGGTTTGACCTTGTATCTGTTCATCAACGTCTTGATAACAGTCAGTTTCTGCTGTGTACCTATTGCTCTGTGCCAATAGTTTTCTTTAAGTGTTGCCAGTAATGCTGGTGCGTTCTCTTCGTAGTGTCGCATGTTACATTCGTCTTCGATAGCCCTACCAATGGCTTCGCAAACATTCGTTGCAATGTTACAACCTTCCTTGTAACCGAACACTTTATCAAATGTAATCTTACATGCAATAGTAGCTGCCGCCAACGGCTCAATCGTAGCGAGGTATATGTGTATGTCTTTGAAAGCTGCTCCATATTTACCCTGATGTATCTTGGTATTAGTCGTAATAATCTTGTCAACCACAAGTGGTAACAAAGTTTGTAACGAGGCTATACCATATATACTTGCAGACGCATAGTTCTGTTGCTCTAACTTGAGTGTCTGATCTCTAAGACGCTTCAGCCCCTGAGAAATCTGTGTCCTCTCCAGCTGTATCTGCTGGTCTATCTGCTCTGGTGTAACATATGTCATTTAACTGGTCTCTTACTTGATCGTATAGGTGTTCATAAACCTCACTATAATGAGGGTGGCTTGGTTTTAGCATATCTAACGCCTGTTTTTCATAAGTGTAGACGTCATCACTCGGAATAGAAATTCTTTTTGTCATTTTCTGTAATGTATTTCTCTGGTTTTAGGTGTTGTATTGTATCATGAGTACACAAAATTAGTTCTTCTTCTTGATCTTTAATGATCTTCTTAAGTCTGTTCTTAGCGTGTCTTGGTATCTGATACGAGTATTCTTTGACCTTACCTGTTTTACAGTTGCGTGTACGAATAATGCAATCATGTGATTCCATGATGTCCCATCCGTTCATCTTCCACTCCATGAACAAATCATACTCCATAGGCTCAAACCATTCGGCTGGGCATTTAGCTATCTTATTGTAGTTGTTGGGAAAGTATTTCTTTGTCATAGGGTCTATATCTCCTGTTAGGATTTGCGTGTTTGTCAAGGTATACGTCCTTGAGGGTGGTGTTATACCACTCCTTTGCCATAGAGTCAGCACGATAGGCTGCTTCCATGTCATCTGCTGCCATCAGGCAGAAATGTTTGCCGCAGTTAGTATCGGCACAATAGTAGCGGTAAAGGGTCATGATTGTGAATGTGTAAGTTTTTTAATAAGCGTTTTGGTACGGGCTTTCGCAGCCTGTATCATTCTGGGCTTTTTCTTGTATTTGGGTGGCTTTTTGCTGTGGTGTTGCCAGTTTGGTGTTGTCATGATAGTTCCAATGTCGTGATACCCCTGCAATAATAAACAAGTTAGTTATTACACTTAAGGTAAGTATAACATTCTTCTCGAACCTTGATTGTTTACTCATTTTGCAATGTATGGGAATTGTTCATCATCAGGATAGTACCAGTCACACAATGCGTACTCAAATGAGTTGCAATGGTTCTCGGCATAGGCTTCTGCCTTGTCCTGATTATGCACTATATCTGCATCAACGTCGACCTTTATGAGCATGTATAGTGGTTTTATGTATGGCTCTGTACTTAAGTTATGAAACTCGTTCAAAGCATCAGCTATCTCATGATAGTCAGGTACGTCATCTCTTGTCATTATAAGTACCCCGCTAGTTCACAGCCGGGCTCGTCGTAGAACCACGAGATGGATACAGTATCTTCATACTTCTCTCTAAGTGCATGGCATATAGCTTCTGGTGGAGACCATGCTGTATTGAACTCTATCTCTAGGTTCTCAGGGTCAGAGTCTACGACCTCGACATCATAGCAGTCCCACTTGGTATCCCAGTTGTGTACACGCCAGTCATACCATCTGTCGTCTGACCGACCTGTAGATTGGAATACAAGCCTACGCCATGGATCTTCTTCCCATACTGGTAACTCACCAACCTTACCTCTGTCATATACTAGACCTTGTACGTCCTTAGACATGAGAGGTGTGTTAGCCCAATCTGGTTCTGGTATGATTTGTGTGAAACAGTCTTCGTCCTCGAACATTTTTTTGATATGCTCAATATCCTCGAGAGCTTTAGCTGTATCGTTTCCAGCAGGGTAGAATGTAACCCTGTTGTGGCAATGGTTTGGCATTTCTTTGTCCTCTTTATATAAATTAGCTGGTTGTGGATATGTAGAGTAATACTTGTCGTACAACTCTACCTTTGTGATAAGCATTACTTGTTGTATCTTGCTTGTATTTTAACATAGTTTGGGTTGCTTGCACCTAATTCTGGGTCATCTGCAATCATATGTAATACTTCTTGGATAAACTCGTTCTCGTCCTTAGAAATACCTACGATTCTGCCTGCTTTACCTGATTTCTTGGTAGCTGTCTTTTTAGCTGGTACTAAACCTTTAGACTTGATAGCCTGTACTGCTGGTGCGTCGTTGAGAGCTTTAGCAATCTTGTTGTCATCAGAGAAGTCATATACTGGTAAGTCTGTTTTGATTGTGATGTTGTCATTGTTAATAGGGTGGTAAATTTTACAGTTGTATCAACAAGTGACCTTGCTGATAACGATTCTACGGGGAGTCGAACCCCGACCATGTCCGTGACAGGGACACGTTCTAACCATTAAACTATAGAATCAGGAAGCTCTTACGGCTGCATGCGATCGTTCTAGCCAGCC